TTAGGAGCTACATTAGTAGCAGCTTCCATATCACGAGCCTCTGAATGTAGAGCCATAGCTTGAGCGTAGTCACCACTCATCATTAACTTCTGAGCAGCAGCACGTAAACCAGCAACAGTGGTTAGGTTAGCACCTGACATACTATCTTTCACACTCTGAGCCTGTTCCATCTCTGGAGTCTGTAATCCAAACATGTTGTTAACGCTTTGACCTACTAATGCACCACCTGCCGCACCTGCAGCGAAGTAGGGATTCATAGCAGATGCTTGTGACACTGCCTTGTTAGTTCTATTCTGTTGTATTGTATTTGGATCTAAACCAAACAAACTCATTACATCACTAGCCATAATACTGTCCTCAATTCTTAATTAATTGGTTTATCGACCGCCACCCATGCCAGCCTTGTAGTTAGAGGACACTGACTGTCTTGCAGCATTAGGAGATATCATTCCTGATCGTGCGTTACCTCCGCCTCTTCCCCAGTTAATACCGCCAAGAGAATTACCAATACCTGTCCAACCACCTGACTTAGCCATGCCTGCATCCTGAAGATTTCCAGCAGCACCTGACATACCTGATACTAAGTTACTACCTGCAGCATTAGCAGCATTAGCAGCGTAGTTACCGAACATACCGCCTAACTCTTGTTGCTTTAGTCCCATATTATCAAGGTCTTGAGAAGAATTTAACATGCTTTGACCAATACCAATATCGGTCTGTCGCTGCTGTTGTGCTCTATCAAATGCATTGTAACGATCTGCTGCATCCTGTTGTGCAAATGCTTGAGCAAATCCATATCCTTGAGGAGACAACATACCACCTCCACTAGCACCTAAGCTCTCAGCACCCATACGAAGACCACTAGAGCCAGTGCCAAACATACTCTCACCTAGTCTCATGGCCTCCGCATTACGAGAACCAGCACCTAAGTCACGCTGTTGATTATAGAACTGATCTGCTAGTTGGTTATAGTCGCCACCAGCAGCACCAAAGGCTTGACTACCTAGTCCCATCATCTGATCTTGCTGTGCTTGATAGCGAGGGTCTAATGCAAATGAAGATTGACCATCTTTAAAAGAAGAAGTACCTAAACCAGAAGTCACTCCATATGGCTTATACTGACCACCTGCGTAAGCCAAGTTAGCTGCATCCTGCTGTAGTTTTGATGCGTCCTTAGATCCAGCGGCTGCTGCATTAGCTCCAGCACCTCCGAATAATCCTGAAATTAATGATGGTGCAACTGAACTAAATATTGATCCTAATAATGGTAACATTATGATGTCCTCTTCCAAAAGTAAACTACAATGTATGGCTGCATGATGGAATGCGTGTGAGCCTGTCCACCGCCCTGATTTAGCAATTGCGTTTGCCTTGTGTATGAATAGATATGCCCTGCCGCGATTGAATCTGAAGAACCATCGGGGTTTCCTGTACCAGTTACACCTGTGTATCCATGATGGTGAGCAGGGATCTCACTTAGAGTAAGAGTATGGGAATCAGTCTTAGCACCACCTGTTTGTTCTGGTGACTGCATTGAAGTGTCTCCACCATCTAGACCTGCCAGTACACGACCTGCGCCAAAAGCTACCCATGTACCAACCCCTAATAATGTTGCTGGATTGGTTGCTACTATTGCTGTGTAGATAGATCCTACAGGATAAGCATGTCCATTAACAACAGCAGCTGTAACGGCTGGTATTGCAGCAATTGCTGTACTAACTGCTGTACCAACAAACGCAGTAGAAGCTATCTGTACTGAGGTCGTTCCAGCAGAGGCTGTAGGAGTTGTAGGAGTACCTGTCAAAGCTGTATTGTTAATGTTAGCTTTAGTGGCTATCGCAACTGATATTGCATTAAATTCATCGTCTATCTCTGCACCTTTAACTCGCTTGAGGGCGTTACCTGCAGGTAAGCTATCTTTAGTAGCAAAGTTTGTGGACTTTGTATAATTACTCATTATGAAACCCTACCTTGTTTAATATATAAATCAAATTTCTGAATAGAAACTTCATTTCCACTTATCTCTGTCTCGAAGCCTAGCTGAATAACTGATCCACTCCCTCCAAGAGCTAGTTTAATTTTATCTGTACTGCCACCACCTGTAAACTCTCCTATGTTATACTCAGCAGTGTCATACTCAGATAGAGCCGTTTGTTTAACTATAGCATTATAAGATCTGTACTCATCCGCGTAATCTACACCTGACTTAATGGTGAATGCTTGACCACTTCCTCCAATTAATGTAATACCTACAGTCTTTAATATCTTAGTTGTTGTTGGTTGATCAAAGTCAAAGTAGTTAGTATAGTAGAGCATTCGATAAGGGACACCATCATCTAGGTAGCCATCATACTCAGCTATGCCTGTAGTCTGCCCAAAGAATAGACGACCATCAACTGTATTAACCATTCCTTTATGAGTTAACCCTGCCCACTTAGTAACTCTAGAAGCTCCGTTCTCTAACTTACCTCTCATATCAAAGCAGTACATTGCCTGACTAGTAGGGAAACTAAGAAGGTAGAAAGCATGTTGAGGGGAGTAAACACTTTTAATATTATCAATAGGTTCAGTAGCAAGAATCTCAGAAACTTCATCACGGACATTAATAGACACATCGCCTATTGGAGTAGACTTCTCTTGTATTACCCTACTCAAGGAACGAACACCTGAGTTAGATAAAAATAGAATATCAGTACCTGTGTTCTGAACCGAGTCACGAGCTATGCAGCCCACTCCTTCAATTACTTCTACTAAACGTAAGGTCGCTGGGGTCAGGTAGTTGTTATTAGAATTAGTGTCTCCGTAAATAACAATACAGTTCTTACAGAATATTATTAAGAATCCGTTAAATGCACCGAGAGCTACAATTGAATCTCCACCCTTAGTCCATATCTTTGATATATCTAGAGAACCACTAGCACCTCCACTCCATATAATTCCTCCTCCATTATTAGTAACCAAGTCGGAGAAGTGTACAGTATGGTTGTCACCTATAATGTCTGCTGCATATAATCTACCATAAGCAGACAAGACACAGTTTGCTTGAGGAGGTACACCAGATGCGTTTGTGTGATCTCTTACTCTTTGTAAGGAACCACCTGACTGCTGAACCAATGGATCATGTCCACGTTGGAACAAGTAAGCACGATCACTTAACGTAACACCCTGCCAGTTGTTAGCAGTAATAGTAATGTTAGAAACTGGAGTTCTTTCTGTAAGAGTAGCCAAGCCTGTGTAGACCTTGTTACCACCCCATGAAATATAAGTAGAAACTCCTGAGTTGCTTATAAACTCATGTATTCCTTTAAGGTTAACAGCAGTACTAGCTGTTGTACGATCTATCCAACCCTGCCTAGAGCCAAGACGACCAGACTTATCTATTACACAGTTTGTGGCTTGTAAGGCAAAACCACTGGCTAAAGTAATACTACTTTCCTGTGTATTTAAACCATAAAACCCTGGGGCTGCTATAGATGTTGAGAGTAGTTGTGCCATTAGCTAGTCCAAATAAGTTCTTCAGGATGTTTGTTTGCATCTAATTGAATAGCATCATTCAATGCTTTATTAGCTACCATGTATGCTGTATTACCCATCTGTCCGTTATCCTCACCACGTTCTTCAACTGCCTTAGCATAAGCCAACATGACAACTGGGTTTGCAGGGACATTAAAGTTATCAGCATCAGTTTCAAGATCTAGTGTACGAGCTACTACGTTAAATCGTATTGTATAAACCCCATCTGGTTTAGGGAACAAGTCAACTTTTGTATCACCATCAGTACTCACACCATTGAATGAATAATAAGTAGGTGCTCCAGTAGCAGGTGCTGATGAAAGGTATTGAGTATCAAACCAACGAGCTGTTTGGTAAGTGAGGAAAGAATAAGTACTTGCATTTGTAACACTTAGAACGTTAATATCATTCTGTGTTCCATTCAACTCGTAGTTAAACACATCAGCAGAAGTAACGAGAGTAAGAGTGGTTCGCAATGCTGACCAATTCCACGCTTCTTCTACTTCACGTTTAGAATCATTAATAAATAAACCAATGAGTTGACTGTACTCAGTATCAGTGATTGCCTCAACTGGCCTTTCTCGTAAACGCTGTAGAACTTTGTTAACTGCTACTAAATAATTCATATATTTATACCATATTTTTGTTGAAAAGTCAAGAGTTATTTTCTTGCTACAATAGACTGCCCGAAGTACATACCAACTACTGCCATGATTGCATGAGGCAACCACTCAGGAGTAACCATACCTTCTAGAGTTTCCCATTCAGTAACTGTGTTAGTAAAGTCTAAGAATAAAAACTTAAACCCAGAAGTAACTTCAACAGGTACCACTGTAGGGAGATCTAATAG